CACTTTCTAACTCCCAGCTTGGTAACGTCATCAAACTTTGTAACGTCTCCCTGAGAAAGCGCATAGATTGAATTGTACCATCCCCATCGTTTATTAAATTGCGTTCTTTCGCTAAAGTCATTATCTTCGGATTCTTCTTTATCTCCGTCTCCAAAGAGGTAAGCGTATGTTGTACTAAGTCGCTTCCTAAAGTCGAAAAAAAAACCGTTGCACCTAAGACAACATTTAACGGCGCGAACTTCATTACATCGCTAAATTCATCCGTGCCAGTGTACTCAAATATTTCGTATCGGTCTTTTACTTTCTTTGTAATAGGTCGGTACATTACAGCCATTGCTTTGTGAAAAGTTTCTACGCTTGAAATATTACTTTCTAAATCAATGTATTCTCCGAAAGTCATATCTTCCAGATTAGGAATAAAACCAAATTCAGTATTATCGATTTTAAATGTAGCTTGAAATTTAGGCTTTGCTTTGAATATTTCGTTTAAATGTAGTGTCAAGCTTTTAACGTCGCTCCATTTTACTTTTACTACGTCTTTCATTTTTAACCCGCAAAATATTTCGATAGTCTTTTGGCCTATAAATTCTTCGTCGTTCGACTTTTCAACTACCTTCATAAATTCCTGATAACTCTTTAAAGGTATTTCACTTAATGAAGTAGGTATTACTATTTCTGTTTTCATCTTATTAATTAACTTTTTATTCGTGTTTTTGTAGTATGTAGCTTTTATTTACACTATTTACATACTTGAACGGGTACGAAATATTATTTATTTACCAAATGTGGTATTTACCGTAGTTAGAATTCATACCTAACGTTTCCATTTCATGATAGCGCAGCGCATCAATAGCGTGGTTATTTGTATCAATCGGTTTGTTTAGTCGTGTTCCTTGTTTATCAGTGTCCCAACAATACGCCCGAAGTTCTTTAATTAGGTTGGTACTATTTGAAGTAACTAAATATTCATTACGTTGCATAACATCAATACCGTAGTTTATTGAATCCTTACCCTTTGTAACGCCTTTTATTGTTATTCCGTAACGTTTTATTTCTTCAATGCTTTTCGGTTCGCTTGAATCAGCGTAAACGGGTACGTGTTTCGGTAGTACGTTTGCAATATCGCTGTTTAACATTCCCGTTTGATACTTCAGTTCGTTTATTATCCGCTGCCCGTTGTAATTGTATATTTCAATTATTGCAGTGGGATCATTCGTGTAACCAAAGTCTAATCCAATACCTATTAAATTCGCTTCTTTAGGTAGTATGTCAATAGTTTTCCAATTACTAAATATAACACCTTCTAACATTCCTATTTCGCCTAATCCGTATACACGCCACCAATTACTCCAGTATGCGCTTGTTTCGGCTTTTAAACGGTTCTTTTCTATTTGTTGTACAATACTATTGTCTAAGGCTTCATTGTCTTTGTACGTTAGAATTAAGAAGTCGGAATCCTGTTCGTCTTTTAGTTCGGTATGTACCCAAAACTCATTAGCGGGGTTGAAGTCTAAATATATAGCTTTCTTTGTACGTATTGCAAGTTCGTTGTAACTCTCAAAGGTTACGTTGTTACATTCGTTTATATATAGAACATCACGCCTTGCACCCCGTAATTTACTTGAATCGTCAGCACTAAAAAATTCTATATAACTACCGTTGGCAAATTCGTATCGTAAAAGCGATTTATTAAAGCGTTCGTCGAAATACCTTCCAGTATCTTTCATGATACGTAAGAAGTCCTTTAACGCACCCCGTCTTAAATGCGGTATTGTTTCAGCTACTACGCTTATTTCCGTTTTCGGGTACGTTGCAGCCTTTGTAATTAGAATCGGTAATATTCCGTACGTCTTGCCAGCAGAAGTCCCGCCTTGAATAATTTTAATTCGTTTTTTTAAAGCTTCTATTTTACGAATTGCTGTCGTTATTATCACTTAGTTTGAATAAAGGTTGTTCAATATTCGTTTGTTCAACTTGCTCTTTTAAGTTGTTTAAACGTTGTGTAATGCTTGCGTTATACTGTCCTACCATGCCGCCAGTTATTTGATCTTCGCGTATTTCTTTGCGTATATGTGAACAGATAGGAGTAAATTCACTATATCTTTTATCTGTATTCTTAAAATAGTCTTCAACGCATCCTACATTATCCCAGCAAAATATTTCGAATCCTTCCATTGTTAAAGGTCTTTCTAAAGGCTCGGCTCTTTCTTCAAACTCTTTACCTCCAAATACGCTTTTAATTCTCGGGTTCGCTTTTACGTCTTCTTTGTATTTTTTAAATAGTTCGTAAAGTTGTTCGGGACTATCTAAATTTCTTGGTCTACCTACTTTTGCCATTTTTTAATTCGTGTTTTGTTAATTTTTCTTCGTAAGTTGTTGAACATACCGCTAAACGTTGGTCTATATCTTCGTATTCAAAAGTCATTGTATCGTCAATCATGCATCTTTGAACGAAGTCTTTTTTGCTTTCGTCTTTTCGTGGTTTAGGAATTGGCATCTTCGTACGTGTTAAATAATATCTCTAATTTATTCATTACATCACGTAGACACGAACCACAAGAAGTTGGTTGCATATTTACTTTAAATACTCTATTATAAATTCTTAATAGTTCCTTTTGTTCGGTAGGCTTCATTGAATAACGTGTTTCACTAAACCATTCTTTTAAATATTCGTGTTCGTCTTTTAGTAGGCATAACGGTTTACGGTACGGAAATAACTCGTTTAACTTTGCTTTGCGTTCGTCACAACCGCAGTCTTCACCTAATAACCATTTAGCCACCTTTGAAACTCCAGTAGCTTCTAAAACCTTTTCTACTGTGTCCCCTAAACCTTCACTTTTAGCCGCTAATATTTCGGCTTTTGTTCGTCTTTTTCTTGTCATGTTTTTATTTTATTAGTTCATAATCCTGGTTCTTAAAATCTTCGTAATCTTCTTTTACATTATCTTTTAAACGTTCCTTGCAAGTCTTAATTGTTTTCCATACGCTTTTAAAACTTATTCCCGTTACACCTTCTATTTGTCTTGTACTCATCCCTGAAGTTCTATAAAGGTCAAATAATAGTTGATCGTACCAGTGCCATTGTTTAACCTCATGATTAATCTTTATTTCTAAACGTTTTTTCGCTTCAAGTATTTCAGGTAAGTATTCGTCTTTTAGTTGGTATGCTTCTGTTATGCTTACTTTTGTTATTCGTGTTTTGCTCTTTTTATAATCAAAAGTCATGTTTCTTAAAACAGTCCAAACAAAGTTCTTATTCAGTTTGCCGTTTAAATAAAACCGTTCAACGTTATTTATTACCGCCATCTTTAAATACATTTCTTGAACTATATCTTCAGCGTAAAATTCCTCTCCAAAAGTGCCAACAATTTTAATCCAGTCGTTGTGGTGCTTGCTTAGTTCTATTAAAAACTTTTCATTTACCAAAGTGAACTAAATAACTGAATTACTGATAAGCTGGATAAAAATATTAAAACACGGTGTATTGATTCCAATATTAATTCGTCTTTATATACCCACGTTTGAAACTTTTCACTTGTTACCCAAAAGGCAAAAACAAGAAAAACCCTATCTAAAATAAATAGGGTTATCAAAAAAGGTAAAAGTAAGGCGTGTCTCACCCTACAAAGTTATACTATTTTTTTAAATATTCGACAAACGTCTTTCATCAAATATCATTTCTTGGTTAAAATCAAACTCTTCTTGCATTAATTCGTACTCATCAAACTCAAAAGAATACGGGTCGTTATCTAAAACGCTTTCAATGTATTCACAAATTAATTTCGTGTTTCTTTTGTTTAGGTGCTTAGAACTTATTAACGCTCCATCCTCAGCATATAAGTCGTATTTACTTAATTTAACTTGTACGCTGTCTAATTCACCGTCTTTTAATATCCATTCAGGTGTAAATTGAAACTGCATTTCTTTACCTTTGCCGCAGTCAATATCAAAATACCCTACTCCGTTGTTAACTTCAATGTTTTTTACTGTTGTGTTTCGTGTTTTCATAGCCTTAATTTTAATTATTTCTTCAAAATTAATATAACTTTTTAAATAAACAATACTTTTAATAAAAAAAAATGCGGAATTTTTTACGTTCCGCACTTGTTTAGGTTTACCAGAGCCTATTTATTTGAATCTAAAAACTTTCCTATCCGTTCAATTGTAGCAGTGTTTATTGTTTTTCCCTTCAGGAACGTGTGAATATTACTTTGGTGTAATTTAGCTTCTAAACAAAACTTGTTTAGTGTTATTCCTTTGCTTTGAATATACCGCCATATTAACGTTCGTGTTACATTATTTATGTTAGCTACTATCTTTTCTTCTTTCATAGCTTAAAAGTTGTTTAAAAAGTCTGAAATATCGTTGCTTTGCGGCTTCGTGTTTTGTTCGTCTACGGGTTTAACTGATAAACTTAAATATCCTTTGCCTTGACCTGTTTGTTTTTTCCATGCGCTGATATAAAATTCACGTCCTAAAATTGTTACTTTACCATTTAGATCGGGGTGCGTTTCTTTCGTCTTTTTGTCATTTGTAAATAACGCTCCGCTGTTGTCTCTCTTTTCCATTTTTATTTTACTTTTAATTTTAACATTTTAATTACTAAAGAATCAGCGTTTACAGTACCGCCTTCATCAGTTACGCTTGTTAGTGCTTTTACTAATTGCTTTAATTCTTTAATTTCTTTTTTTAATTCTTGTATTTCTTGGTTAACTTCTGGATTCATATCACTTGAATTAAGTTATTATAATATTCTCTACATTCTTCTATTCGTGTTTTAATAGCTTCTATTACTTTCTCATCTCGCTTTATTACGTGCGTTTTAACACGCTTTTCTTTAGGTATATGCATAAAAGTATGTTTGGCTTCTACAAAGTCTATTATTTCGTCGTTTTCGTCTATTTCGTTTCTTCGCCAATGTTCCCTTCTTATTTCGTCACGAACGATTTGTAAAGGTGTATCTATTAAACAGTAACACAATAACGCTTCTTGTTTATCAGTTAGCCACATATAACCCTGAAGTTGAAAATAATAATCTTTGTTTTTTACTTCGTCTTCAATTACCTTTTCAAAAAATGTAAACGCATCCCAAGAAGATTTTACGTCAATTAATACGTCCGTGTTTACGTCAGGCTTACCAGTTACCCATTCATTTGTTATTCGTTCTTCATTCTTGTAAATAAATCCAACGTCTAAAACATTGTTAACTAATTTTATTGATTCGGGTTCTACTTCGTTACCTTTATCGGTGTACCTTGACCAAAATTCTTTGTGTATATTGTATTTTTCTTCAACCGCTAATTCAAGTAAATACGTTTTAGTAGTTTGAGAAAGAGTTTCCCCCTTAGTTCGGGGGTTACTCATAATTTTACCTATTTGTGAACATCGTATTTTCATAGCGCTTTCAATTGTTCAGGTGTTAAATCAAATTTAGCTCGTAGTTCTTCAGCAGTAAATTTATTTTCTTGAATTGCTTTTAGTGCTTCGAGAAATCTTTTGTTGTCTAACGTTTCCGCTTTTCTATTATCTTTTGAATCAGGATCGTTTTCCGTTTTTACGTGCGTAACTTGAAGCTGTGCCAGTTGTTTGTTCGCTTGACATACCTTTGTGTTCGCTTAATTCAGCGTAGGCATTTACTTTAATTTCTCCATCCGTGTTAATCAAAGTTGCAGTTGCTTTTAAAAATAACCTACTACCAACCTCTACTACTTCGTCAGTTAGTATTAATACGCTTTCGTATTTGTATAAGATAGGTTTTGCAGATTCTAATATTTGTTCTGCACTTCGATACTTGAAGCCGCCAAATTTGTTGAAGCTTCCTTTTGGGCATTTTAATTCCGCCTGAATTTTAGTTAACTGTTTCATGTTATTTTGTGTTTTGTGTTTACAAATTTAATAATAATTTTTAATATAACTCTAATTAAAAAAATATTTTATAATTCACTGAATAAATTTTTACTTTCTTTTTCTATTTCGGTTTTTGCATATCCAAATTCTTCAATATCTTTTTTTCGTTGAATAGTTTTGTTTATCCATTCATTAGCTTTTTTATGAAAGTCTTTTTTAATTTCAAATCCGTATGCTTTTCTATTTAATTCAATAGCAGCTATTAAAGTTGATCCACTACCAGCGCAAGGATCTATTACAATATCACCTTCATCCGTAAAAATTTCAATTAATTTTTTTAAAAGTTTAACGGGTTTTTGTGTTGGGTGTAATTTTTCCGTGTTTTCATCTCGCTCCCAATCAATGCAATTAAAAATCATTTTACCCTTGTTATTAAATTTAGGCAGTTTTTCTCGATAAAAAAGTAATCCGTATTCACAATTACCAACTATTTTCATATTTGCTTTTAAAACTTGTGCGCTAAAGTTTTTTCTAAATACTAAATTAATGTAGTTATTTAAACCATATCTTTTAGCAAGTTCAATTAAATACATTTGTTGGTCAAATGCGCAAAACACAATCATCGCTGGAGCTTGTCCGCGTTCCTTTGGTTCTTTCTTTAAAAGTTTACTACAAAAATGCATAAATTCAGCTGGTCTAAAATTTTCATCAGTATCAAAAAAAGATTTTCCAGCGAGTTCGCTTTCACCGTTAGAATTATCTCCGTCTTTATACCATGCTGGGTTACTTGCATAGGCGTTGTTTCCTAAATTGTAAGGAATATCCGCAATAATTAATTGAGCTTTTTGAATATTGTAACTCTTAAAATTTTGAAAGTGGTCATTAAATAAAATCATTGTTTTGTGTTTTTTGTGTTTATAAAAATTTCTTTAATCCTTGCACCGCATTTTCAATTGAATTTGCTCGTTCCTGAAGGCTTATAATTTGTTGCTGGATAGTAAGTTTACAATCGCTGGTGAAATATCCGTTAGACGTTGCAATTAACGGCAATAAACCATTTGAACGAATATAGTTAACTAACTTTCTTAAACGTGGTTGTGTTAATCTTATTTTGTATCCGTTATTTTCTAAAAATACATTCATTCTTTTTACTATTAATTCAGCTTTTATAGGGTTCGTCTTTTTATAAGCCCTAAACCCGTGAATAACCAGCTGCAAAATTTCCATTTCTTCAGCGCTTAATTCGTGCGTGTACTGTTCGAAAGTTGTAATCATTTGTATATGTTTTTAATGTTATTCTTTTCAGCGTATCGAATTACAAAGTCTTGGGCATCTTCTAACCTTTGACTTGAATAAAGGTACTTTCTGTTTCTACGTACGTAAAAGTAATTGTAAACATAACCGTACTTGTTTTTTACCTTAGTTGGGTAAATCCATTTTAACTGTTTTTCCATATCTATTTGTTTTGTGTTTGTCAAAAGTAATATAAATTATTAATATAGTTCTAATTCTTTACACTTTTTTTTGTAGGTGCTGATTATTTCTTTTAGTTCGTCTATTGTGAACTTACGTGTTTTAGTAGCTTCAGCGCTTAAATTCTCAAATTCTTCTATTCCTATTTTCTTCAATAAGTTTTCACGGTAGTAAATTAAGTTACCTGAAAGATAGGTATTGCAGTGTTCGCATTGAAGGTGTACATTCCTTTCGTCAAATCGTACCGACCAATGATTATTTGCATTATAGAAGTGTCCAGCATTTTCTTTTAATGGCTTTTTTTGGCACGATATACAAACGTTCCCAGCATCACGTAAACGGATAAACTTGTTAAATACTTGTTGAGCTAATTTAACGTAGTCTTGGGTAGTCATTAAATCCATTTTTAACTTCGCTTTTTTACGTTTCCAGTTCTTTTCTTTTACCTCGTTTATCCATTCAGCTACACAATTAGGCTCAAAGCAGTTTTTTTGTAGGGTTGTAATTGGTGAAAAGACGGATTTACAATAGCGGCATTTTCGTGTTTTCATAGGTAATCAAATATTGAAGTTTGTTTTGTGTCCGATTTTCTAACTATATTCAAAGCTGTTTCAAGTATTGTTTTACCAGCTTCGTAGTCTACCAGGTTACGTGCCATTTTTACAACTGATTGCGTTCCGTTATATTGTTTAAAGTCGTAATTATGAAATTCGCATAACCCTTTTAATTCGTCTTTTGCTTGGCTAATTGCAAAACGTCTATCGTTTAAATCATTTGGCAATAAAAAGTTGGTCCAGTATAAATGCCGTCCACGTTTTTGTGCTGCAATCAATGGTTCATAATATGGTATTACATTCTCTACTACAAATTTTCCTGTTTTGTAATAATGCTGCAAAAATAAAATTTCTTCATACAGTTTTAAATCCGGGTAAATAGGTTCGGTTGTAGTGTCGTAATTTGAACTATTCCAATACCTGGCTCTTGAATGACTTGGGCAAGGTGGTGAACTCCAAATAAAATCGAACTCTTTGTAATGGTCTAATAAATATTGGTGTGCGTCTGCTACTATTACTTTGTCTTTTGGAAAACGTTCTTTGTATAAACGTGCTGCTTCCGGGTCAAGTTCAACGGCTGTTACTTCTATATCCACTACTTCGTCCCACTTGTAACGGTTGCCTCCTAAACAAGCGTATAAATTTAGTATTTTCATATTTCACCGCTTATTAACATTTCTAAATGCTTATTCAAACTCTTATTTTCTTGTTTTAGCTTTATGTTTTCAAGTTCTAATTCGTGGTTACGTCTATTCGTAGCCATCAGCATTTTATCTACGTGGTTTAAATATTGCACCGCTTCGCCTACTTCCGTTAAACTCTTTTCCATTGATTCAATTAGGTCGGTACGGTGTTCGTGTTTTTCTTTGATGTTATCTAAACTAAATTTTATTTTCCAGTAAACTACGTTTAAACCCGCTTTACGTTTTATCATTTCTAACATATTTCTTTATTTATTACTTGATATAACTTCGTTTTGTTATTGTATAATACGTTTTCAGGTTGTATTATTTTTACTTCAGTAATTAACACTTTGCAAGGCTCGTCTAAGTACCAAATATAATTAGGGTCTGTTTCTGAAATCATTCCTACTTCGCAAAATTCTTTTCTTATTCCTTTAGGTTGAAAATATACTATCATAACTTTTTTATTTCGTGTTTTACTTCGTTCCAATATTGTTCAAAAGGATTAGGAAATAAAACCCTATCCAATGCTTCGTTAATTTCATCAACCGTATTTAATGCGCATTGTAAAACTAATTCATCAGTGCTTTTTAAGTCTAATAATTTAGAATATTTATACTTTAATTCAAAGGCTTTTTTTTTAGGTGTCAT